ACTGGATGAGCTTCAGGACATAGAGAATATGTCCAAGAATCCTGTACCTACTGAAGAGCAGGAAGAAAGAGCGGAGGAATTAAAAGAATCCTTAGAGGATAATTATGGCGTAGAGTTCCAGAGAACTATCATAATAACCTTAGGCGGAGGAGGTCCCGCTATGCGCATTGTATATTATGCGGATGAGGATAGAGCAGAGTATCAATTTCAGAACTGGTTCTTACCGTGGACATCTGCTCAATTAACTAATGAAGAAGAAGAGACATTGTTGGAGTACTGCGAGAGGTTCTTTAATTATGAATCTATGATATAAGCCCAGTATCGTACGCAGGGAGGGAGGGACTTCGGTCCCTCTTTCTTTTTATCCTGGTTCAATTGACGTATACCAGTTCCAGATTAAATTAAGGGCGGTCGTGCGTGCGTGTACCGTTATGGAGTAGACAAATCGATTCATATAGATCCATCAGCTTCAGGACTCTTTCAAAAACCTACAAATTCTGGAGCATAATTTAACAACCCCCACACTTAAATCTGGCGTTCGCGTAAATGTATATGAATCACCAAAAGTATAGGTGGTAACTAGGTATTTCGTATAGACCTACTATATATAGTGGAGATGCTAGGAGTCGAACCTAGGTTTAAAGCTACTGTGTACAAAGGCAATCTATTATTTGATTGTTAGCTTTACTTACCAATCATCCCCAGTAGACAGTATACCATATATAGTGTACACTACATGTAGTATTTACAGAAATATACACTATATCTAGTATGTTTTTTATAGTCAGTAATTAGTCTGTTATAATGTAAGTAGGTCAGTTCTTGCTAGTACAGGACAAATACATAGGACTAGGAGTGCTAGTAAGGACTACCGCCATTGAAGTCGTAGCGAGCTATAAAAAAAAGAGCTATTGACAAGGATTTAGTCAGGTGCCTTGAGTATTCCGTTTGCCTTACTAGTTTATCGTACTACCGATTCGGAACTTTCTGAGTCTCGATCTCACTTACTTGTACACATGTTAGGTTGCTTTAACCATCTAAATCAAAGTATTTGTATGATACACTATAACAGATGAGTAAATCAAAACAAGAGAAAAACAAGTTTTGTGTAGCTAACGACTGCAATCGCATTTTACCAGATGGTAGGAGAAAATATTGTTCAGACAAGTGTGCTAATAGAATCAAAAAGAGAGCATACAGGGCTAGTAAGACAACCGACACGTACCACGTAGAGAAAGTGGTAGATACAAATATACAGAAGCGTAGAGGTAATTACTATGCCATTATGGAGAAAAAAAATTTTTTTGACGACCTTTTGAATGGTACTAAGACTAAACAAGAGATAGCTGACATACTAGGATGCTCATTAGCTACTGTAACTAGATCATTGTCTGCATGGATAAAAGACGAAGCACTAAGAGAAAATCACGAGTCCTTACAAAAAAACGGGGGGGATAGTGCTGTCAAGCTAGAGGACTTTGTAGCTTTTAGGGACAAATATTTTTTGACAGAGCAAGGTATACCGTATGAGACACCAGGTTTCCAAAAAAGATGGATAGAGGCAATATTAGATGCAATAGAAAACGGAAAGAGACTTATGGTACTGTCTCCGCCACGTCATGGCAAAACAGATTTGTTAACACACTTCTGCGTATACATGATATGTAAAAATCCAAACATGAGAATAATGTGGGTTGGAGGTAATGAGGATATAGCTAAGAATGCAGTAGGTGCTGTATTGGACCATTTAGAAAATAATGAAGAACTTATACAAGACTTTGCATCATACGAGGGATTTAGACCTATGAACAAATCAGGAAAGTCTTGGAGTACAAGTCAATTTACTGTAGCTACAAGAACGGTAGCTGGTATAAAAAGTCCTACATTAGTAGCTGTAGGTAAAGGCGGAAAGATATTGTCCAGGGATGCAGACTTAATAATATCTGATGACATTGAAGATCATGGTAGTACAGTACAACCAAGTGCTAGAGAAAATACTAAAAACTGGTGGACCACAACATTGCAGTCAAGAAAAGAAGAACACACAGGAATGGTCGTAATTGGCTCCAGACAGCATCCAGATGACTTGTATAACGCATTGCTGAACAATGAGGCATGGGAAACAATAGTAGAGCGTGCGCACGATTTAGAAATACCTTTAGACCAGGAGTCAGATGACCAGGACGAACACATGTTATGGAAAGGTAAACGTACTCATAAATGGTTAATGGAACAATTAGCATCAGCAGAAACTACAGGTGGTAGAGCTATATTTGAAATGGTGTATTTAAATAAAGCTGTACCAGCAGGTATGGAATTGTTTAGTGCAGAAATGATTGACGGATGTTTAGATAGGTCCAGGAACTTAGGAGACATACCACCACATACTGCATTGATTGCAGGATTAGATCCAGCATCTACAGGTTATCAAGCTGCTGTATTGTGGGCATATAATCAAAAAACTGGACAACTATGGTTAGTAGATTTACGTAATGACTTAGGCGGTGGTATATCTAAAGCACATAAAGTTATGAAAGATTGGCATGAACAATATTTCTTATCACATTGGATTGTAGAAGAAAACGGATTCCAAAAAGCTATAGGACAAGATAAAGAAATAAAGAATTGGGCAGGAGCAAATGGTGTAAGGATAGAGGGACATCAAACATATAAAAACAAATGGGATCCAGTATTCGGTGTTACTGCCATGGTTCCTATGTATGAACAACAGAAAATAAACTTACCATGGGCAAGTCCGCTAACACAACGTAAAGTAAACACACTAAGACAACAGTTAATTTATTTTAGTAGTGCTAGCGGAAGTAATTCTAAATCGGTTAGTAGTAAAACAGACTTAGTTATGGCAAGTTGGTTTCCTATGAAAAGGGTACGCCAGACCGTTAAATTGGTACTATCAGAAGTAGACAATGACTATAATCCATCATATAGCAATTATAAAATGACAACTTATGACGAAAGAATGTGGGATAGATAAATGCCGTTAACATCAGACCAGTTAGCACACAGGGTGGACGATTTACGTGGATTACACGAACATACTGGTCATTGGGAATATAGAAGTAGAATAAGAAAAATAATTAATGGTGGCTCACAAGGTGTAGCTGCATTACTTGGTTCTAACTCAGAAAACTATAACGAAGATTTACCAATACCTAATATGATTGAATCAGGATTAGAACACCTGGCACAAAAACTAGGTAGAGTTCCAGATTTAAAAGTTGATCCATACAATAACAAAGATAGTGAGAGAGCTAAAAAGAAATCTGAAAAGCTAGAACGTATTGTACATTCTTATGATAAGAAAAGTAAAATTGATATGCAGTTACCACAAGCAGCTAGATGGTTGCCTGGTTATGGATTCTGTGTATGGATTATAAGAAACAAAAAAGATCAATTTGGAAATTTTTATCCACATGCTGAATTAAGAGATCCTTATGATTGCTTTCCTGGTTATTACGGACCAGACCAACAACCAAATGAACTAGCTCTTGTTAGAGTTGTTCCTGCTGGTGTAATTAAAAAATTATATCCACAAGCAAAAATAGAGTACGATATGGGTACTACACCGTATGCAGGTACTTGGCAAGGTGGATTGTACAAAGATGCTCATTCAAGAAACTGGGAGAACAATAGTTCTGATGGTGAAGAGTTAATAGAGTATTACAACGAAGAGGGTACTTATGTATATTTACCAGCTACTAAACAAATATTAGATTTTACACCTAATCCATTACAAACAGGACCAAGATTTGTAATTGCTAAAAGATTTAGTTTTGACAGACTACAAGGACAATACGATCATGTATTAGGACTTATGTCAGCTATGGCAAAAATAAATGTTTTATCAATTATAGCTATGGAAGATGCAGTATTTACAGAAACAAATATTGTTGGAGAAATAGAATCAGGAAATTATAAAAGAGGTAGATTTGCTATAAACTATTTATCTCCAGGTAGTCAAGTTGCAAAACCAACTAATAACTTGCCGTATCAAATGTTTCAACAAATAGATAGGTTAGAAAGACAATTAAGATTAGGTGCAAGTTATCCAGTTACAGATGATGCACAATCTCCTAATTCATTTGTTACTGGTAGAGGTTTACAAGAGTTAATGTCATCCGTTGATTTA